AGACGCCGTCGCCATAGGAGACTGAACTCCACGAGTTAGCCTCGGTGGCAGCGACAGCGCTCCACGACGCACCACCGTTCGTGCTGCGCATAACGCGGTTCGTGCCGGTCTGCGCAACAGCGACCCAGACGCCGTTGCCATACGAGACTGACCGCCACGAGTTAGCCTCGGTGGCAGCGACAGCGCTCCACGACGCACCACCGTTCGTGCTGCGCATAACGCGGTTGGTGCCGGTCTGCGCAACAGCGACCCAGACGCCATCGCCGTATGCGACTGAGTACCACTGGTTGGCTTCGGCGGCAGACACAGCCGTCCATGAAACGCCACCGTTGGTCGAACGCATCACGCGGTTGGTGCCGACGAGTGAGACAGCAATCCACACGCCATCGCCGTATGCGACTGAACGCCACAGGTTGGCTTCGGCGGCAGACACAGCCGTCCATGAAACGCCACCGTTGGTCGAACGCATCACGTGGTTGGTGCCGTCGGCTGAGACAGCAATCCACACGCCATCGCCGTATGCGACTGAGTACCACTGGTTGGCTTCGGCGGCAGACACAGCCGTCCATTCCGTCCCGATGGCCGCGCGCTTTCCACTCATCAGCAGTGGCGCTGCACTAAGACCGGGCAACATTACGCCACCGCCTTTCCGGCCAGCGCGAGCAGCACCTTACCGCCCTGAAGCACTGTCCCTACAAGCACATTTAGAGCACCCGCCGTGGTGTCCCACTCGATCGCTTTGCCTTCACTCGTCACCCAATAGGTGGCGTTAAGCGACAATGTGCGACCGCCCGTGCCGTCCTGGGTGACCTCCAGCACGAAAGTCTGGCCCGGTTTGGCATTGGACGTTGCTCCCAGCGTGATATTGCCTGTTGCCGTGCCATAGGCAGCGCCGAGAAAGGTGTCGAGATCGAGCGCGACCGTGCCGGTCAGGTTGCCGAGATTGGCGTGAGCGGCGGCGTCCCAAACTTCATCGCTGGACAGCAGGCGACCCGCCGTGTCGGCTCGAAACTCGGCCGCCGTCGCCACCTTGACCTTTCGGCTGTTGCCGCTCTGCTCGATCTCCATCTCCTCGCCACCAGCCAGCGAGGAGATTTCGGTGAGTGCGCCAATCGTTTTGTCGGCCATGGAAGCCTCCTGTTATCAGCGAGGCTTACTGGAGCGTCAGGACGCCGTTGGAGCCGTCGAAGTCGATGGTGAGGGATTCACCGTTCGCCAGAGTCAGACCCGATCCGTAATCGTACCAGCCGATCAGTTCGTCGTTGGAAGCGGTGTCGTTGTAGAGGACGATGTACCGGAACTCGGCGACGGACCCGCCGCTGGCCGTCAGGGTCAAGTCCTGAAGCGTCAGCTTGTAGGTGCCGCCCGACTGAGCACTCGTCACGGTCGTGACAGTACGCGCCGACAGGTTGGTGTAGGCGATCTCCGTCAGGTCAGAGAGCGTGCTGTTGCCGGCGACGGGAGCATTTGCGGCAGCACAAAGCGCCACCATGATCTGGTCCGAGCCGAGATTGTGTACCTTCTCAGCAAGGGCTTCCACGAACGAGTTGAACTTATTGAAGGTTGCCATCTCAGTATCCTTTCAGGCAGCGGGCAAAAGGGTGTCAGCGCCGCAGGGTGCCCAGCCCGGCTGCGTCGAGTGCGATGAAGGTTTGGTGCTTCCTCAGATGCGGCGGCGGTTGCCTGCCTCGTCGCCCGCAAGAGCGCGGACATTTCCTGCCTCGTCACCTGCAAGCAGGCGCAGGTCGTAGACGGTGGTATCGATGTCTTCGCCGGTGAGGCTGAAGGTTGCGGTGACGCCGGTGATGATGAACCCCTGCGGCAGATCGGCCGCGTAGCCGGTCAGTGTGAAGGTCGCCGGCGCGGCTTCGGCGATAAGGCCGCGAAGCAGGTTTGCGTCTTCTGTGCCGAGTGTGAAATCGCCGACTTCGCCAAGCATTAAGATGCCGGCGTTCATGATCACTTCGGTGCCAGTCAGTTCGAAACTGGCCGTGTCGGCTGCCATGCGGCGCTGAATGAAGTCGGCGTTCTCCCCGGCAAGTTCGAACTCGCCGACCGCCATTTGCACCTTCAGCGCGCGCCTGAGATTGGCCGGGACGCGAAGTTGGATGAACACGCCCGTCGAGGCGGTCATAACCTCCGCTTCGAGCCATCCAGCCGCATAGCCGGTGAGAGTAAATGCAACCGGATCGGCGCTGATGCGCTTGTCACGGGTTGGATCGGCCGCGTTTCCAGTCAGCGCGAAGGTGCTGTGATCGGCATGGAAGATCAAGTCGCGAGTCAGATCGACAGACTTGCCTTCCAGAAGGATCGCTCCTGCATCCGCAACCAGCGACACACTGCGCCGCAGATCAATATCGCGTCCGGTAAATGCGAAGCTGGTCGCCAGGCACTCGATATAAGAGCCGCTGATGATGTTGGCTTCGTTGCCGACAAGCGCGAATGATCGCGTCTGCGTCCGCAGAAACAGGTCGCGAATAAGGTTTACCTGTCGCCCGACGAGATAGAACGGCATCGCTGCCGGCTCGACTTCCGCGACGGGCCACATCTTGAGCACGCCGAAATAGATCGCGGACACAGGCTGGCTACCGAAATAGGCAGCAACCGGCGTGTCATCCTGTCGGAATATGCCGGCCATCTCTTAGCCCGTGATGATGTAGAGCGTGGACGGATCAACCGGATCAAGAGCGTCATATTCTCCTTGTGTAAGCGCGATGATCTGCTTGGCCGAACTGTCCGGCGAGACAACGAGCGTTGCGGTCAGTCCGGCGATCCAGTTCGCCACCTCTGCGGTGTCCTGCATGGCCGCTGGCCACTGCAAGACATAGCCGTAGCTGGTCGGCCCGATCATCGTGAATGGGACATCGAGCCGTGATGCATTGTATTGAGCGAGCCGCGTAATCGCGTCTGTCGGAACAGCCATCAAAGTATCTCCGATAGTTCGAATGCGACGTGACCGCGCTGGCAAGCCGCCTGCACGATGGGGCTGGCCTGGCTGATGCGGGCGAAGAATGAGCGCTGCTGGATATGATCGCCGTCGCTCGGCTGCGGGATCACGAAGACTTCCCGATCAAATCCGGCCCAGTCCATCAACCGCCATGACGCGCCGAAGACGTTCACATCGTCCTGATGCTTGATCGAGAACGAGAAGAAGCGCGGGTTCGTCCGTCTCCAGACCTTCGTCCCGCCCGATAGCGTGCTCGACTTCAGCGTATTGTCGCGGATGCCGAACTGGTTGTTTTCGGCCTCGTAGTTGAACTGCGGTATCCAGACGCCATCGCCGGCCATGAGCAGCCGGTCCACGTCGATGAACCCGTCCGCGTTGGTTTCGTCCTCGATCTCGACGCGCCAGTATTGCCCGCTGACACTCTCCGGAAGCACGATCTGGAAATGGGCGCGGCGATCAGGGTTCGGCCATGGTCGCAGCCCGTCATACCAATACTTCACCCCGAACGGGATCGTGCCCCACGGAGCAACAGGAAACAGCGGCTCGGTCTCGTAGGTTTCCAGAACCGTGGAGAACTGATCGTCCGCGAACAGCGTCAGCGTCATACTGGCGGCCGTGGTGAAGTTTCCACGCAGCACCACGGCGCGGATATTCTCGGTGCCGCCGATGTCAATATCAAACTGCGTATCAGCAGGATCAGTCGAGGCCGAGCGCGCTGGGATATGATACTCGGCTGGCACCTGCATGTTGGTGAGCGGCAGGGCTCCCAGCCAATCGCCGCCGCTCAATGTAGCTTCGTCTGATACCGGCTCCGACAGGATGGTGAGATAATCGAGAATGCTCATCGCTCACCCACAGAGATAGACACATGAGACGAGACGAACCTCGTCAGGCGAATTGAATTTCACGCGCTCACGCACCCGAGCCACGGTGCAGCGGCGAACCAGATCATCGGCCTCGCCATCCGGCCCGTTCTGGCGCTGGCCTTTGCCGTGTAGATCAGACGCGCAGATGAAATCGCCGGGTTCCAGATCGCCGCCGCGACCGCAGACGTTGACCTGTCCTTCACCGACACCGTTCAGTGTGACGAGATCGAAGCGCTCGGCCAGCTTCCGGCGAATGAAGGATGGTTCCTTATCGTGCGGACCCTGCGCGAAGGGGTTAAGCAGACTCTCAGGATCGAGCGGCATACGGCGCGACAGGACACCAATCACGGCTCGCTGCCCAACCTCAGACGCCCGCGCCACTTCGGTTACGGTATCGTCGATACCCTTCCGAGCAATCACCTTCACGTCGATCAGAATGTCGCCCGGTACGGCTTCGTCACCTTTCCGGATCAGGCCGGGGTGCGAGCCTGTGAATGGCCCGTAGGTGCCATCCTCAGCATAGAAGGCATATCCGCCGCCTACCCCCGGAATGCCAACGAGACCGGAGCCGCCGCCTGATCCGGTATTCTGGGCTCTCAGTGCATGAGCCTGAAAATTATTGGCGGTAGTTGCGAGCCGTTGGGCTACACCGTTACCGGCGTTGATGATTTCAGACGCGAGCACAGTCGTCCCTGTGCTGGTATTGATGTACAATCCAGCGCCGATCTGGATATTAATCTTCGGTTCTGTCGTCGTGTATGCGCCGAAGGACGCGATCAACGTGCCAGATGAACCAAAGAACCGCAGCCGGTTGTTGCTGCTGCTGATTTCGGCTCGCTCACCGGATGCAGCAGTGCGAAACGTAACACCAGTCACCGTGCCGGCTGTGACCTCACCGAGATTGGCAGTGATAGCCGACAGCATAGACGCGCTGATCTGCGCTGCGCTGACAGTGCCCAGGTAGGCAACATTCGCTGTCAGCGTACCCGCCGTAACAGTCCCGAGATTGGCAGAAAGCGCCGCTAGGTTAGGCGTACTGATTTGAGTATGCGTGATCTGGCCGAGCAGATCGGTAGTCGGGACCGCCGCAGTGAACCCCGCAGATCCCGATGGTGATCCGGTGTGACGGTAGAGTTTCCCCGACCAGAAAACCATTCGCCCTGCATAGTTTCCGTTGGTAGGGAGACTGGCGACAATCTCAACCGGCGTGATGCCGGGGATGAATTTCTGCTTGGAAATCACCCCATCCTGAAGCATTTCCGCAGTGATGCTGTTCGGACCCGGCGTCACCGTCTTCGTCGTGGCAGAGATACCACCAGTGGACGATGCAGGATAAAACGCCCCGTAATTCCCCTCCGGATCAACAGCCCGCGCCCAGTAATACCGCGTCGTGTTATCGCTCAATCCGCCGTGGACAAGGATACCTACATCGGAGGTTCCAATGAGTGATGCTAAAACTCGCTTATTCGAAGATGCTGCATAAAACTCTATCGCTGCGGGCTGCATGTAAGTCAGGCACGTCATGCCCAACGGAGTTACCGGAACGGCCGAGAGCGCAATCTGGCCAAGTCCGCCAACCGCAGTCAACGAACTTATGGTGATGTCACTCGCCATATCAGCCCCAGAGAGTTAGGATTGTCTTTTCGTTGGCGAAATCATCAGCGCGGCCAATGATTCGCATCGCTTTACCATTAGTGTAATCAAACCGATCAAGCACGAGTTCTACCGTCTCATTCAATTGCAAAGAATCGGCCTCCGAGATTGGATAGCCGATCCGGACAACATCGCGATTGACGCTATAAAGATTTAGACGGCGGGCAGCCTCCGCTTCAGCGGCTGATTGATCTACCAGCATCGTCTCGATTTCCAATTCTCGGGACAAAAGATGCCGCGCCGCTACCGCAGAACTTTCCTCGCGGACTTCACGCCATTCCTGTTTAAGAGCATTACCCCTGGTGGGATCACCAAAGTTTGCGCAGTGTCCAAGATCACTATCTGTATGAGTATGCCAGTTCTTTCGCCATTTGATCAGAACGGAATTTGCAGGGACCGCACCGTCTGTATCAGGATTCGGCATAAATGCTGGTGTTTCTGTTGCGGAACCAGTCAAAATCTCTGGCTCCGTAATCGTCATGATCGGCGTTCCCGGCTCATCCAGTCTTCCAACCGTGAACCTGCCAAGATTGTTTGGAATGATGAATCCGCCGACAGAACGAAGGATTTCATATGCGGCAGAGAGAACCGTTGTCTCCCGGTCCAGATAAATGCCGAGTTCCGCAGTGGCGAGGCTATCCAAAGCCGAGAATGACGCGCTATCTATGTTGGATGATCCAGTAATCCTGATCTTTGCCAGCATTCTCTGTACGATGGCACCAGCCCGTCTTTGTGCAGCGGATGAACCTTCGACAACATCAGCTGTCCATGTAAATGCTGGGCGGCCATTGAATGTGCCGAAGGGGCGGGCAATCCCCTGTGCCAGACAAGTTCGGTAATGTCCCGGATTGCCAGTTGCCGAAGCCAGCGCGGAAAGATTCGCTACATCACCATCATTGATGAGCGGGACGCCGCCATCATAGAGCGTGATAGAGTTAACCGCCGAGGCCGAGAACTGAAGAAACATATTAAAGTCGTTGACGATGGTCGCAGGCACCGAATAGCAACGGCCGAAGATCAGTGGCTTGACCTGATCCTTCATATCTGCGGAGCCTTCCGCAGTGGCCCCGGCGCTTGTCGTCGTTCCCGCATACTTCTCCGATTGGATCGGAATGTCGATGTCACGACGCCGGTCATAGAACGGGATACGGATCGTCAGTGATCCTTCGCCGGTATCAATCCCGTCCATAGTGCCTGTGAGCATCACCTCCGCCGATGAGTATGCCGCACGAGGATGTGACAGGCGCATAAGTTTGAAGGATCGACCGTCGAAGGCATACCCCTTGAGTGCGTCCAGCCCCCTGTCCGCGTTGGATAGAACCAGGGCACCCGGCTCTATCGTGGCATGCCCCATAGTGCGTCCGTCACCGAATAACTGACGGCTGAATACGCCTATCCCCGCTTCTCGTGCTATCCTTGCGTCGAATATCGTGTTTGCAGGACTATCACTCGGACCAGTGACGTATCCGCTGCCGGAATAGCGCAGTGGTACAACCGCAGAACCATTGTGCGCAGACAGTTCAACCAACCACTCCGAGACGTAGCCCATTAAGCGGCCCTCGTCCTGGATTTGCGCCACTGGCCTTCGATCTGGCGGTTAACCGCGTTGGTGGTTCCTTCTGTCGCCGCTATCTGCCCTTGAGCACCCGCGACTGTGGCCTGCGTGTTTTGCCGCATCTCATCACGCAGAGCGCGGATTTCTTCACGCAATTCTGCGACAAGCACGGGATTGCCACTTGTGAATGGATCGCGTCCAGCATTCATCATTTCCAATTGCGGACGCCAGCGCCGGGTTGCCTCCGCATGAGCGACAAACTCACGGCCATGAACCACGCCCATAACCTGATTGAGATCGCCCAGGCCAGTGAACCCGCCGGCCGAAAAGCCCTGCAATGCGGTATACTCTGGCGACTGCATCATCAGTTGCCTGATCTGATCGGCGGTGTAGCCCTGATCCAGATGATTGAGCCAGAAGGCATGCCCCGCCGCATCGGGAGTGCGCCCGACCGTCTCCTGATAAAGGCGAGAGATCGTCGGATCGAAGCCTGTTGCGCCTGACGCAGCCAGTTGACCGAGTATCTGCTGAAGCAATGCGTCCTGCGACGCCTTGTGAGCGGCTTCGGCCTGATCCGCCGCAGCCTGCGCCAGCGCGAGATTGTTGATGGCGTCGGCAACGGTCAGAACGCTGTCGTTGATGTCTATCAGCGGCGACACAAGGTCTTTGAGCGCCGCAAGCTGCTGTTCGGCTTCGGAAATCTGGTTTCCCGCCAGCGCCAGCGCCTGATCGAGAATGCCTTCCACCTCGTTGAAGATGCGGAAATAGGTCTCCGACGTGGCGTAGTAGGACCGGGCTTCCGTCAGATAGGCGCGGCTGACATCTTCCAGCCTGCCGAGCGATTCCTCATCTCCGGTAAGGGCGAGCGCCGCCGTCTCCTGATATTGCTTCTGCGCCTCCAGCAAACGCTGATATGGATCGAGCGGCGACAGGTTGCTGTCCAGCCGCAGATCGTCACGGAACTTTTGCAGCGACTTGATCAGCGCATCGTGGCGCGAGATAACCTGCTCAAGCAGGCGTATCTCAGCCTCATAAGCCGAGCGCAAATCCGCCTTGCCCTGATCGAGCGCCGACTTTGCATTGTCGAGGGCCAGTGACGTATTGCCGCCCGCGCCGCCGATCAGCGCCAGAAGGCCGTCCGAAAGCTGCGGGAAGGCCCCGGCCAGCATCCGAAGATGATCGTCGGTGAGATCGGCCTGCGATGCGATCTGGGCGAGCCGAAGATTGAGTTCCTGCGTCGCCAGCGAGGCGTCGAGGCCCAGCGCTGCGAAGTCGCGCAACCGCATGGCGTACATATCATGCGCGGAAACCAGTTCTGCGACAAAGCCCATATCCGCCAGATCGGCCATAGACAGGCTGACATCGCTCAGGAACGTCCGGCGAAGTTTGTCCAGAGCCTGAATGGTGTCAGCCTCGATGATCGCCGCCGCTTCCTCGGCGGATTTGCCGAGTTGTTCAAGCGTGATCTGAAGCGCGGATGCTGCGCCATCGACGCGCATCACCTCCGATTCCATCGCTGACAATTCTTTCGCGCCGAGCAGGAAGGACCGGGCCATATCGACGGCGGCTTCCGTCATCTCCCTGATCTGATCGGCCATGCGCCCGACTTTCCAGTCGTCCTCGGCCGCGCCAACCAGTTCGAGATGCTTCCTGTTCATCTCCTCTGCATCGGCAATCAGATTAATGAGGCTTTCGCGCAGTTCGGTGACTTCGTTGGCGGCCTGCACGAACGGGCTGGACGTGCCATGGCCCATGCGAAGGCTTTCCACCATGCCGTCGAACGAACGCTGGTAATCTTCATAGAGCCGGTCGAAGAACTGGTTGAACGCGCTCTGGACCCGCTTGACGAGATCCATGTCGCCTGCCTTCCAGGCGAGTTCCGTGACCTCCTGCACCTCGTCGTAATAATCTCGCCATAGCTGCGTCATCTCGCCGATGCCGGTGCCCTCGCCGATGGCAATGAGGCTTGTGATAGCGCCCCGGTTCTTCTCAAGCTCCTGCTGGGCTTCCTTCTTGACCTTGTTCTTGCCGAGAATACCGCCGATGGCCCCGGCTATGCCGCCGATGATCGCGCCGGCTATGTGACCGATGCCGGGGAAAACTGCTCCGAGCGACATCGCGCCAGACAATGCGCCACCCAAACCACCCATAAGAGTGTCTTGCGACTGGTAGCCCATGCCGAAGCCGCCCAGCGCAGCGCCAAGCGCGCCGCCAGCGGCCTGAGATTGTCCCCCAGACATGCCCAACGCGGTAAACAGGCCCTCGAACGTGCCGCCGAAGGAGCCTTCCTTCGTGCCGGCCTTCGCGCCCTTATGAACCTCCTGCCCGATCATACCGGCCATTTCGGGAATGTTGTCGTTCGCCGCCGCGCCCCTTCTCCATGGCCCCTCTTCTGTGAAGTTAAAAAGCTCATCAATTTGGCGCGTCGCAAGACGGGCAAGACCGTTGGTTATATGGTCCATAAAGTCATCAAAATCTTTTATGGCGCCCGTAAAAAGACCATTGAATGCGTCCGCCAATGACGATCCGATAATATCAGCGATCTCTTCGTACTCGTCTTTTTGCTTTTGAATGAGGTCAACCAGCCTCACAGCATCCGCAACGCGCTGACCTTCAATAGAGTTAATATCAAGCCCGATACTTCTCAGTTCTTCATAGACTTTTCTTTCGACGGGAGAGCGGAGTATCTGCTCCCTCTCGAAATCTAATTCTTCTAGCGCGGTCAGTGTGGCGAGTTCCGTAGCGTACTTCCGATAAGACTCAGTTAGAGCCTCAATCTCCTTGCGCTTCTTCTCGTCAAGTTTACGGCCCTTGTCCGTAGCCTTCTGGAGAAGTTCGAGTTTGAACCGTGCCACGTCCTGAGCGACGCCATGCTTCCCTATGAGTTGGATTTCCAACTGCATCTGATCGATGCGGTCTTGAGCGGATTTTATCAAGTCGCGGTAGGGATCGGACTTTCTGCCCCCGCCCGTCCTTGTGTTTGGATCTTCAAAATATGGATCGACCCGAGATGTCGGTGTCACAGAAACATTGTCAGGGAGATTAATGGAGCCGACACGGACTCTGCCGCCCTTGGACTCCTGCATTACCCACTCGCCAGCCGCCCGGCGAAGCTCCTTGCTGGCCTGTGCGGCGGCGGTAACGACGCCCATGATCTGGTTGATCCAGTGGCTAAGGTCTGGATTCATCTTCGCCATGTATTCCATGGCGCGCTGCATCTCACCGATGCCGATCTTTCCGTCCATAGCCGCTTGGACAAGGCTTTCCGTCATATCCTTCGCGCGCTTCTCTTGACGGCTCATGGCGTCGTTTAGAAGTTCGCGGACACGGATCATCTCAAGTGCGGTCTCTATGTTCGCTTGATTGGCAAACTCTTCAGCAGTGATGGCCTCCTTGATCTCAGGATACTTATCTATCGCATCGTCATAGACCTTAATCAGATCCTTCTTAACTTTAGCCGCCTCTTTATCGGCCTCAGTCATGTTGAATGTCGCGCGAACTTCCTCCATAAGGAGTTCTGCCGCCCGAATGGAGCGCATGGACTCTTCTTCGGCCATCCGCGCGGAAGGATATGCGGACGTAACAGAAGGGAGTTTTTCAATCTCTTCGCGAGCACGCGCTACTTCATCCGCGTATCCTTTTACGTCTTCAGTGCGACCACGGAACTCTGCGGCCACAGGGCCAGAGAGAGTAGACGCCACATCTTCGAGTCCGCTCTTAAAATCTTCGCCCGAAATCTTTCCATCTACTAAATTATCAGTTAGAGACTTCAATTCCGCCAACTGAGAGTCAGTGATAATACGCTTCGCATTCAGTTCATCGAAAATGCCCGAAATCGTTTCAGGAAGATCGGCGAATGCTTTTGCAATAAGAGCATCGCGACCACCACCCGCAATCGCGTCCTTAGTGCTCTTTTCTTGCATCCTCCCGAGAGCTTCGTAGACCGCAACCGCCTGCCGAGCGTAGCCGACAGAAAGGAGCATTTCATCGCTGAGCCCCTTACGCTTTCCGATCTCGGTAAGAATGCCATCAATCTCTTCAAGAGTTATCTTGCCTTCGCGAGCCTTCTCCAAAACATCCGCCATGTCAGTGGCGGCGGCACGATTTGCCTCTGTCTCGAAAAGGTTGATAGACACCTCTCGAAGTTGCTCCAAGAGATTGCCGATATTCGCTGGGTTGAACGCGAAAAGCCGCTCCAGCCCCCATTGTCCATCGGCCATCTTTGCGCGTTCTGCATTAACCTGCGATAATTTAAGCAGAAGCGCATCAATCCTAGAAGTATCTTGCTCCTTCTGCTCAATCTCACTTACAAGAAACCCGAGTTCGCGCATTTCATCAGTAAGCGTCTTTGTGCGCTGCGCCGCTTTAGCCGCTTCAGACGAGAAGTGGGTCAGAGCACCAACGGCCGCCATAATAGCAACGCCAGGACCACCACCCACCAACGACCACGCGCTGCCAAGGAACCCACCAACGCGCGCCATAGCCGCGCCCATAAAGGTCACACGCCTATTGAGTTCCCCCTGCTTGGCAATGGCTTCGTCGTATTTTTTGCTCTGCGCATCCATCTCGCTATTGAGAACAACGAGATTGGCACGATGGCGGTCTAGTTCCGCACGGATCTTCTTCGCTTCTTCAGGTGCTTTGGCACTGATTGCACGATACGCTTGTTCCGCCTTTAGAATATCCTGTTTGGCCTTATACTGAGCCACATAGTTTGCATTCAGTTCTCGCTGAATAGCATTGACCTCTGAGCCGTAGGCGCGGACAGCATCTTTATCGAAAACTCCACGTTCGGCGGCCACAAGCCTTTCTGTGGAGATGCGATACCTCTCCTGCACCGCAGCAAGCGCCTTCATATCCCGCTCTTGCTCTTTTGGACCGTAGTCTTTCCCGGCCGAACGGAAGCGCGCGGCCGCAGCCATGGTGGACTGACTACTGTACGCCTTGAGTGCCTTCTTTGCCTCCTCCTGCTCCTTGCGCAGACCCGCTACGATAAGACCTTGAGTTTGGACCTGTCGCGCTCGTAGGTTCTCTCTATCCGACTCAAGGGATTTCAGATTCTCATGCGCTGACATTTCCTGATCATGCGCCGCCTTAATAGCCGCAGCGTGTTGACCACCAATACGCATAGCGCGGTCATTGAAGCGAGTTTCAGAATCCTTTATCTGTTGCTCGATCTTTTTACGGGCCTCTTCAATATCCTTAATCGTCGTCTCAAGTTCTTTTAGTTCGGCCTTGGTGCGCTTCCTTGTGCGAGCGAATAAGCCATACTCGGCAACATCATTGAGATAGCCTTTCCCTGCCTTGGCAGCGGCACCGCCGATACGTCCACCGGCAAAAGCCACCATGGCAATACCAGCCATTTCCGCCCACCAAGCGACATCTTCAAAACTGTCTGCAAGCGCATTAATGCCGGATGCAAGAGTTTGCGTCACGCCATATGATTGATCGACCTGATAAACATATTGATCGACGGCATTCCACAGGCGAACCATGCCTTGCTCGAATGTCGAAATCGTCTTTCCAAAATTTTTATCAATCGCCTCACTAGCACCATAGATGGCCTCTGTGACAACCTTGCCAGTAAGTTGACCAGCATGAGCCATCTCACGCAACTTGCCGATATTAACGCCAAGTTGTTTAGCCATCTCCCTGAGAAGGACAGGAGCGTTCTCTGCCACGGACCTAAATTCGTCGCCAGAGAAGCGATCAGATGCTATACCCTGAGACAACTGAATAGCCGCACCCATGGCTTCAGCCGTAGTCGCCCCGCCAACCGCGAAAGATTTTTGAACAGTTTCCGTGATCCGAAGAAGTTTCTGCTGGCTAAACCCCAGGCTCTCTGTTGACCGCGCCATACGCGCATACAGCGTAACCGTGCCTTCCATGGAGACGCGGGACCGCTGTGAGATATCGAACAGTTCCTTTTGTATCTCAGCGAGATTAGAAGCCCCCGTGGTGACGGTGCGGAGGTTATTAGCCATCCGCTGCATCTTGTCGCCAACTTGGACGAACTTTGCCATGCCGAAGGATGCAGCGGCAGTCCCCGCCGCCAATGTAGCCATGCCCGCTGTAGCACCTCTAGCAAGCCCACCGATAGCCTGAAGACGTGAGACAACGCCACCAAGAGGCCCGTGCATCACCGAAACAGCCTGAGCCGCGCGTGTGAAAGAATCTGCTATCTGCCTATTGCCGGCAACAACAGTCCCACGCATACGACTAGACTGGGCAGCGACCTGATTAGCCGCTGCCCCAAACCTAGCCATACCTGTGGTGTCAACGCCTAGAGTTATCCAGACGCGACCGACTTCATTGCCGGCGGTTATTGCCATTCTGTTTCTTTCTTATCTGCCGCAGATTCTCACTGCGAAGATGCTTGGCCTCTTTTTCAGAGACCGTTCCCCAATTTGCCTTCAGTCCCGCAACCATCGCCTTCCATGCTTCCTTTGACATGGCAGGTTTAGGTTTGTCAGATTGATCTTTAGAGAGGAATTTATCGACAGAAGGAAATTTCTTTCCATCGAAGAGAGTGCCGTAAAGAGACAAATGTGCGTTCAGATATGCGATCTGAACATCATGGTCCCACTTCGCTTTAGCCCTAACTTTGGCATAATCGAAAACTTCACAAGCCGTGAGTTGCCGCATCTCCCATGGCTTCAAATCGGCCGCGTATGCTATTTCTTTGACAATTTGGAGTATAGAGACGCGGCCTTCGCTGGGTTTGGGTTTTCCTTAACCTCCTCAAACTCTTTATTCAGTTCATCCTCAACGTGCTTCTGATGCTCCTTAAAAGTACGCTTGTGTAGCGCAAGAAAGATCGCATCAAGAATGCGCTCATTCAGATCGTTCCAAGACAATCCAAATGGGCGCGCTGCGATATCAAACTTTACGCCCTCCGGCACCTCAACCATACACTCAAGCGCCACCCTATAAACTTTAGGGTTCGCCATATTCAGTCCCTTGATGACGTTATCAACGTACTCTTCATCAAACTCTGAATACAGACGCTCCATCGCATCATTAGAAAAACGGAGGACGATACCGTCCCCCGCTTCATTGAGTGCCACTTCGCCGCGCTCGCGGTTTACCGGCTTCACCATGTTCTTATGATCCCTAGTTTAGATGAGTTGTTGAAGATTACGGCGTCAGCGTAATGATACGGACACGGCCCGAAGGCTGGAACCCGAACGACTGAGTCATGATCGACTCCGCCGCAATCGAAAGATTGCCAAGTTCGGTAATGAACCCATCCGCCTCGAATGCAACGTTGACACCAATGTCTGTGAAATCAATACGGAGGGTGGTCAGTTCGCGGTCTTCGAGGCGCTGGGCAAGGCCGGTGGAATCGTCCAACGTCGGGTCAGACGCGTCCCACTGCACAGTTCCAGTCCACGCTTGCGATGACTTCAGACCAGGAATGAACTCCTGATAGAAGTCAGGGGATGCAAGATGCGTAGCATCAATGGTGTTAAGAGTGCGACCGCCTGCCTCAAGACTGACAACATTGCCGACAGTCACGAATTGGGGTGGGGAGTCGCCATCCGACAACTTGAGCGTAACGCCAATGCCGGCTTTACCCGTGGACTTAGCCATGATATTCTCCTTCTATGGGACAGGCGCGTCATCACGACGGGCCGAGTTAATGGGCGATCTATCTAGGAGACTGTCGCGTCATCTCGACGGGACGTTTCGGCGTTGCCCAAGCGCCGTGTCGGCAACAAAAAAGGCCGCCGAAGCGACCTTTTCTGAAATCATTTGCAATGGACTATCTTGTCCATTTCCAGCGGATCTTACCCGCGTCGTAAACTCGGAAGGCTTTCACTTCGTCCTGAATGTCCCGCTCAGTACGCGGATCTGTCGCCGGATCGAATGGAGTGCCTTTATAACCAATTTCCTCAAGCCGAGACGGTATACTGGACCGCTTCCATGAAGATTTATGCCTAATCCCTAACTTGCGGTGCCAGACACGGTAGTCAGGAGCGAGGATGCCATCCCTGACAAACCCAAGGATCGGATAAAGTCCGCCTTCAAAGTGCTGCCTATCGGAATAGGACCAAACTACGCTGGGCTCGAATCTCCGAACAAACTCACCGAACAGGCGGGAGCCGCCACCTTGCACATTTGCTGAAGTAGCGTATCGGTGCAGTTCCCATTCACCTTCAGCGTATCGTCCGCGACGAGCACTACCACGAGCGAACGTCATAACCGCGACAGGATCGCTGTCATGGATAAGTGCCAGAGCCTTATGTGGCGTACCGCCGCCCTGAATATGAACAGCGTCCAGAAACTTCCGAGCTTCCGTCACAGATATTTCTCGTACATCGCATCTACGAGCACCTATCTTGATGTCGCATGACGCACCACAAGCATTAAGGAGCATACGCTCAACAATGGGGCGGGTTCGAATATCCTGCCAATCATGCTCCCACACAGTGATTAGTCGAAAACCTGCGGATGCGGCTAGATCGCGCTTATCCCCGTCTCGTTTATCGAAGCGATCAGAGTGCCAGAATGTCCCATGATATTCTATTGCCAAGTGAATCGATGGGATCACAATATCCAACTCTAGCGGGCGGACAATTTTGCGATCATTCCGTTCAATCTTGATATTGTTGCCCTCAAGAAACTCAGCGAGGGACTGCTCGCCCTTGCTCTTGCCGACAGCGGCACAAGACGGACATCCAGCACCCAACCAATGGTTTTCTGGCCTCTGTAAAAAGTCGCCATGCTCCTTGCAATAAATTGTGACTGGCGTTTGTGATCCGTTATATTTTACGGAGTCGTATCCGTACTTATCACCATGTGCAGAGACGGCGCGCTCGATGAATTGAGAAAAAGAATACTTAAATGCTTCCGATTTTATATCGTTCGCGCAAACAGGACAACCACTTCCGTTTCTATGAACTGACGGTTTCTGAAAGAACGCGCCGTGCCTCTTGCATATAATTTCTATTGGAGCGTCATTACCTCTATACACACACTTAGTATAATCGTACTTGTCGCCATTCGTCTCGGTAGACTCAGCGATGAAAGCCTGCCATTTACCCTTCCCGTAGCGTCGATTGGTAACGGCGCGAACCCGATCTCCGCACTTTCGGCAGCCGCGACCGTCCATATGGTGCGACGGAATCTGCCAAAATTCACCATGATCCGGACAGACTATGCAGACTTTCGTGGAGTTGTTCTTGTAGTCTACCTTGCTGTAATCGTAGCGCTCACCGTGGGCTGATGTGGCCCGTTCAATGAAGTCTTCCGTCGATAGACGCCTATCGTTACCTAGTGACGCCTTGGCGCATTCAGGACATTTCGCACCCTTCAGATGAGAATGGGGTGACTGGTGAAACGGGCCATGCTCAGCGCAAACAATCACAACCTTAGAATGAGCATTCGTATACTCTACTCGGCTGTAATCATAGCGGAGTCCATGGATAGAGATAGCCTCCACCACGAATTCCGATGTCGTTTTCTTTTTGCCCGTTCGACCTAGTGAGACGCGCTCTACGCTTTCAGAGGCGGCCCAATCGAAGAGAGTATTGATATCCATTCGCCGAATCCGTTAACCTCCCGAAAGGATAGACCGGATTGCAACAGATAGCAAATGAAATCAGCAGCGATGATCTTTCGCTATGTCAGCCTTAAATGTTGAGAACGAGCACTTGGTGCATCGCCAATGATCAACCCCACGCCAAGGCTTCAATTCCATGGGGCAATTGATCCCAAGGAATCTTTCCACCTTCGCCTTCAACGAATTGTTCTCAGGAATGGGGTTGAGAAGTTTGACTTCCTGCGTCGGCGCGTCGAACGGCTCTATAGGCTCGACTTCGATTCCGACATCCGCATCATCCGCGATGTGCGTGTCTATGAAACTCTCTATTGCCTCATTCGCCGCTTCATTAAGTGCTGGATCAGCATAGATCGTGCGGCGGGTATATTTGCGCTTCGGCTTCGGCTCATCTGATGCCTCTGGCACGAAATCATCTTCGGACATATCTGCCCTCCTTACCTACGTCTTCCTTTGGGAAGTTTCATTATCATCGCCTGTAATGTCTGCATTATCTCATGGGCGAAGATTGGACGGACATCGTCCTTGTTTGTTTCATACGCCGGACGCATGAATGGGAAGGCTCTAGCACCGGGATGCATGATTCCGCCGAAGCGACGCGGCTGAAAGTGTGGGGCGGTGCCGTATTCAAGCCACGGGATAAGAAACCGCGCGCGATTGATTCCGCCGATGATGAACTCTCTGCGCTGCGCTGAAGATTTCTTGTTCCTGCGGAGGACGAGTCCTTCGTCTAGGTGTCCACCTTTGGGGCGGCGTCCGGGTTGGCGATGCTGCTTTGCTTTCTCTCTTGCATCGGCCAACATAGGCGTGGCGGCTTTCGTCATCGCCCTATCAAGTGCGGAAGGCGGCAAACCACGCCCCAGTATCCTAAGAGCCGCCACCAACTCCCTATCTCCAGAGACAGGATCAATCTTAGCCATCTCGCCGCCTCCGTTTATGATACCGATGGAGCGACCACCAAATCAGCAGAAGCACGAGTCTATCGAAAGATGCGGCTGATCATGCAGACCACCCTGCCGGCACCTTCACGCGCGGCTTTTCTGGTAGCCCCGGTTCTTCCAACTGGATCGGCATACGCTCACGCAACCACCACTTACTATGCAAGAGGTAGGCCCACTGCTGCGGCTGCTCTACAACGGCGCGGAGATCGTCACCGTATTCGCTGTAACCGGGGACAGAACCATTCGCGAGGATATGACCAGGATTGCCTGTCGTGTGGTAGTGGCCGAACTGGATAAGGTCTGGGCGACGACCGATACCGGCCTGTTGCACCTCAATCTTCTTAGCGCCACGGACGATTGGCAACATCGGTCCGGCAAAGCCCATGCCGCCCTTTGTGCCGATTTTGTCACCATGCGTGGTGAAAACCGTTCGCCCGAAAATCGGAGTGATCTGATCCTTCGAAGCGGACTGCTGGAACGTAACCCTGTCGTCGCCACGGAACTTCTCCGCAATCATAGCACCTATAAGGTTGTCGTAGGACAGGCGCGCATAGAGTTTCGCGGTAGGCTTATGTGTGGTGCGGCCATGATTACCCGGAACGACAACGACATGGACGCGCCCGAATGCCTCTAGCAGGTTTACGATACCTGCGGACAACTCCTCCGCTACAGCGATGCACTGCTCGTGACTGGTAAGCGCATTCGTGATGCGAAGTTCTTCGTGGATGTCGCCAGAGATAAGGTCGCCAGCGAGTGCAAGAAGCACACCTTGGCAATCCGTATCAGACGCCCACCTAGACCCGATCTCGCATGTGGCCGGGAAATATCGCCGCAGCCTATCCCTACATATATCGGGATTGAAGGCGTTGATGCCATTGATCTCTTCGGCCTCGATAACCTCTCCCATATGAACGTCGGAAACGAGTGCGCCTATGACTGACTTTCCGCGCGGCCCCGACTGAGCCCGTATGATCCAATCAGGAATC